ACCGCTGTTGTTTCATTGTTTCCAGAGTAACTAGCGGTTCCGCACACCTGGTATATTCCAGCCCTATTTGGAGTAAATGTGATACCAGGCTTTTTAGACCCATAAGACGAAACAGACCCGAAATTTACGTTTGTTTTTTCTGTGAACGTGCAAGATCCGTCATCTGATGGGTCACCAAGTGAAGTTGTAACAGCACTCCATGTGCAGTCGTTTCCGTGCGTTCCACTCCATGTTGCTGGCTGTAAATCAGCCCTATACGCCTGCTCAGAAGTAAGTGGGTATCGGTAAACATTGATAGACATTCTGCCGTTCGCACCGTTCCCGTGGATTGTGATTGCACCGCTTCCCGAGCTACCCCAGATTGAAAAAGTTCTATCACCAGCAGATGTGTAGACGAAGTTTCCGGTTAGTGTAATGGACGGTTGAAATGCGGTTGACGCGTTTCCGTTACCGTTAGCAACACCGCTTGTTGTAGTCCCGTCGTTAATAGCAACAGCCCAGTCACTCGATGCGCTCGCAGATAACTGAGCAACCACCAGATACCTACCAGGGGGCAGGTTCGTGAATGTGAAATCAAGATTGTCTGTGTCTGTAGTTTGAAGCGTTCCTGGGCCTGGGTTTGATTCTACAGTAACACCAGGGCAGTCAGTATCGTCAGTGAACGCTCCGAGCGCTGTATTAGTTCTAGCTGGGGTGCAGTTAGCGGTCGACGCAACGTAACCCGATCCAATAAACTGGGCTTGGGATACATTTATAACATTAAACCCATCAGCCAAACCGAAGAAACAATCATCAATGTAAGCAATAGCAGAATTACTCTGGCTTAAAAATCTTGCTTGTACAGTGCCGCTCGACGGAAAAATAAAGTTTACAGAATACCGAACAAATCCCGCAGATGAACTCGGAACCACGTCCGTTGCAGCGTTCGGAGAAATCACGCTCGAACCGTCGTACACCTGCATCTTTATATCTGTTGCAGTTGTTTTTACAGCGCACGACAAAACCCCATTGCGACCACTCAGTCCGTCGTTTGCTGTGATTGTGGTGGCCGCATAAGACAAAGTTTCAGACGCCGCAGAAGCATCCCAAGACCCACTTGCCACACCAGGCGGTACAATATGTGCAGCAGTAGTTACGCGCGCTAAAACAGAGCTTCCAGAAGCAACCCATGATGATGTGCTGGACTCAAATGAGTTATTATCAATTAAGTTCTGGCCACCATCATATAGCCCGCCAGCCCCAGATACGGCTTTTTTTGAGTCCCATGTGCCATTGCTTGTGCCAGTCGATGTCAGAAGCAGGTCCACAAACTCGTTTTGGTTTAGGGTCGTAAGAGTCGAAGAGTCATTGTATTGCACAGTAACAACGCCAGATGATTTATTTGAAATCGTGAAGCTCATCCCAGTCTTGGCAGTCGTTGCATCGGGCAGCTTCACATTCTGGCTAGATGAACCGCTCACAACCTGGTGGCGCTCACTTGTGGCAGTAAGTGTTGTAGTACCACCGGCAGAAGTGATTGTTGCAAATCTCTCAATTAGGTGGCCGCCAGAAAACTTTGCTGCATTCGCAGGGGTTATCAGCATCAACCCAAGAATTAAATAAGTTACAAGTTTCTTCATATATTCCCCTATGCAATAGCAATGTACTCAAGCGAATAATTCGCAGAGCTTGTTGCCACGTTCCATTTCACAGTAAAGCTTGTTGTTGTTTTTGCAGTTATAACCAATGGCTGAAAGTCTGGACTTGCATCGACTGTGTTTCTCCAGCAGACAGACACTTTATAGTTCGTATTGGGCATAGTAACACCCAGTGTGATTGTGGATTCAGTCGCACCGTTCGATACCGCCACATTAGAGCCATCAACCGTTGCCGATGAAACCGATCCAAGTGTGTCATTCGTTAAGTTACCAGATCCATCCCATTTAAGAAATTTGCCCTGCGAAGGTTCCGCAAGCCGTCTATCAGTGGTGTTGTATGTAATAGGAAACTTTACGCATCTGTCAAGCTCCTCAGATAGCTGCTGAAGCATCATTGTGATTCTATCCACCTGACTCTCTAGCGATTCTGCCAGAAATGCCCCGTTCGTGATCGCATCGAAAGTCTGAGAAAACGGCAGTGTCCTAATAATCAATATTTTTATGTTCGCCACAGGCGCGACACCGAAAACAACATTTGCCCCAGAGATGGTGTAATCTGACCCATTTGTTTGAAGCGTTTCAACCGCCGGAGTTGTTGTCTCATCGCGCTTATAAACTGCAACGTATGAACCATTGCTTTGAAACGAAAATGGGATTGCAAACGTGGTTGTTGTCCCATCTCCTACATATTGAATTCTTGTCGCTGCCGCTGATAGTGTCATTGCTCTAGCCCTCTAGGTCTGAATAGAAACTGCTGCGATTCATTTACTATCCCAGGAGTTTCGTACATTCTTTGTTCCATTTTACTAATGTGATCAGGGTCTAGCGACTCCTGAATCTTACTTAAAAACAAATAATTCAAAATTGGCCTCACATAAAAAAGATTTTGAAACGGAAATGATCTAATTCCTAGCTTTAAAAGATCCTGGTCAGCTTTTTCTATGTCAATAGTCCCAGTGTCTTTGTCGTAAAGCTTCGATACAGCCCTGATCGCATCAATAGAGTATGAAAACGAAGGACCAACCATCGTTTTACCAATTGCAGAAAAAGCGTCGTCTGATTGTGCCGTCGAAAATGCAAGATCACCAAGAATGCCACCAACACCGCCGCGCACCATAGATTCTGCGAACACCTCCGGAGATGTCGGATCTCTGGGCTCTTTCCCGTCTACTATATCTTTTAGCGCAAGCGTTAAATAACCCATTGCGGTATAACCAACGGCAAGATGTATAATCGCTCCCATGTCACCAGACTGTAGAGTCCTTTTGGCTGTGACAAGCTCATTGATTGAGAATGATTTAAGCTGGAATATCGCGCCCCATATTGCAGACGCAATAGAATCCTCTTTTACAATTCCCTTGCCGCTAATAAGCGCCCGAACCGTGGGTCTAATTTCACCGGTTGAAAATTGCGCGTAATCCGTGATTGCTGCGGCATATTTAGACGAAAGATCACGCTTGTATCTTTCTACATTAACAACTCCAAGCGCTTTGATCTTTTCATTTGGTATGTTCTCAATTGATTCTGGCGTAAGAAGATCGCCGAATTGAGATTTTTCTTTTTGCGCGAGAGATATAACGCTCCAGTCAATTTCATTTATTCTATGAGATTTTAAAGTTCTCAGGAGCCTTTCATTTAATTCTGAAAAACCCTTACCGGCCTGAGCGCCAACATGCTTTGACATCGCAACAGCAACAGAACCCTGAAGCCTGGAAACGTGTCCGCTTAGCCCGTTGATTTTAAATGTCCACCTATTAACCTGGTTTAGCGCGGAAGAAAACTTATCGTCTACATAGTTATTGCCAAAGCTGGACATCAAGTATGTGTCGGCAGCAATCCCAAGAAGCTCGGCTTCTTCTCTTTTTCTAGCCCCAGACATCAGCTTTAATCCATTAAAGACTGTTTCTGTGTATGCCTTTAAATAGCTTTTTCCAGTTGCGTCCCTGAGAGCGGTTGCAGCCTTGCCCAAGTCTGGGATCGATGAAATAACAGCTCGGCCAAGAAGCGTGATGTTGTTAAATGTTTTTGCAGCGTTTGCAACTCGAGATGCGACACTATAGCCAGGATGCGCTGAGCCTATCACCTCCTCTAGCTGTCTCTGCATATCGGTGGCAGAGTTTGTTATGTTCTGGACTATTTTCTGGTTGCCCTTAAATGCGTTTATAAGCCTGTTTTGTAGCGCAACAAGCCCATCTCTTGGTTTTGTCCCCAAAATGGAAGCTGCCGAAACGCTTTTCGCTGTGTGTTGTATGCTGTTAAAAATAGCGGCTCCAAGCGATCTCGGCCCAGCCTGTCTGTTGTAGTTGTAATACGATAAGCCGTCTTTGAAGTGTAGCACACGGGCTTTTGATATATTTGCCCCAAACCCATCGACAAGATTCTCTCTCATAACCCTGTCGTGTCTTCCTGTTGTTATGTCGGTGTATATATCATTCAGGAAGTTGTTTATTTTTATCTCATCGTTTGCAAAGTCACCAAATGTCTTTTCTCTATCAACCGTGTCCAAAACAAGCTTTTTCCAGTTGTCCATGCCCATTTGGTTGATCTTAATTGGGTCGTGCGACTGTCTCACGATATACCCAGGAAGGTTTTTAACCTGATATCCGGCGTCGTTCATGAGCGCTAGCGTTTTTTGGTTTAACTTATGAACAATCTTTGCTGCCCTGACAGCGTCGTCTGGTATTTTTGATTTTATTCCACCACTTGAAAGCTCGTAAACTGCCTGCATTATGTCTGCATCCAGCTTGCCCATTTTGTTGCCGTACTGGAAATACTCTAAAACACCAGATTTTCTTGCTTCAGATATAAACCAGTTCATCAACCTGTGTTGTGTGCCCTTTTTGGTGGCGTCCAGAAGCTCTATTGTTTTTACAACACCAAAAACAGGGTCTTTTGCGTGCAACTCAACAATGCTGTTTGTTGATTTTGTTATCTTGTTTATGTTGCCAAGTCTTTCTATTTTCTTTGCTACCTTCAGCTTATCAAATTCATTTATACTTTTTCTTGCTGCACGAGTTTGTGAAATTGGGTCAATACCACCTGCTTTTCTTGCCGCAGAAATAGCTTCAACAACATCTTTGATCTCTTTCGTTGAAAGAGTGTCTTTAAGCGCGTCCGCAAAAATCTCTTCTAGTTTTTTAACGCAATCTTTTGCCATATTAAGATCCAAGGCAGATATCTGCCTTCCTCATTACATCTAAAATTAAATTATCTTTTTGTTCTTCTGTCTTTACGTCACCAAGCTCTTTTATGTCTTCCTGGCTTAAGTACCCATCTGCTTCTTGCTGTTTTACAAAAGCCTCTAGTTCTTGTGCTTCGTTGTTCAGATCAGAAAGGGTTTTATCTGTTTGCGCATCCTGAACTTCTTCAACAATCTTTGATTCTATTTTATCGTCGAACAAGTGCCTATCAGATGATTCTGCGTCTTTAATTGATCCTATTTCATCCTCGGTCAGAGATCCTTGTACTGATTCGCTTGATTTGTGGTCCACAACCCTGCTTGCTTTCGATTGGTCGAAAACAGCTATTATATTGTGGTCATTTGTTTGCACTCCATCCAAGTTGGATGATTTGTAATGGAATCCATCAATGCCGCTGTCTTTTAGGCTTTTATAAAATCCAGCCACAGCCCCTTCGTCTATTTTAAGCGCAGATTCATTCGCAACAATTCTTTGAATTGCATCATAAAGACTGTTTGACTTAAAGTATGAGTCAACGTCCTTGATTCCAAGCTTTTCAAGTATTGGCTTTATCGTACCCTTAACCGCATCATCTGGTGGTAGCGACGCATCAATGTATTTACCTGGCGGTATGTTTACCTCTGCAAAAGAAGCACCAGAGCCGTTTGCCACAAACGGATTGTCGGTGAACGCTGTGACTGGCCCAAGATCATCCGTAATTATGTTCCCAGGCGAAAGTTCAGTCACACCAATAGAATCTTTAGACGGGTAAAACCCTCTTATCGGCTGATCTGGCAAAATTGGCCTATATGTAGCATCGTCTGCTGTGAACTTAGATCCAGGCACAAACTCGCCAGACTGTTTCTTTGCTTGCTCCAAAGCTATTCTTTCAACGCTTGGTTTTTCGTCATTCAGGAGCCTGTTTGTAGTTTCGATAAAAGATTGCTGCTCTGTCCCGCGTATTGCTCTGTTTTTATATTTATTGGCACCATACCTGATACCAGCATCAATTGCGGTCGTTAGGCCAGCGAATATGACGGCGGATGAAACATTCTCAAAAACATCTGTTGCGCCGTAATCGTAATCCTCTGATGTTATTTTTGGTATGTCAGCTAAGGCTTGCGAGACTATATTTTCGCCGATGTTTTTTGACAAAACAGCGCCAGTCGATGTGCTTCTTAAAAAAGCCACAGTTTTTGGTATTTGCGCGCCAACCCTGCTTGCCGCCAGTGTTGCACCCAAAACTGGCAGTGCCGCAGTTATGGCTGCGTTAATCCCCGCCTGTCTGTAGTCCTCAATATTCCCGTATATATTACCAAGAGCGCCGCCTATAGAAGAACCAGAGCTTTCTATTACTTCCTGCTTTTCTCTGACGAATCTATCTCGTCGCATAACCTCCAGCGCTTCTGCCATCGGCATATCCCTATGAAACGGATAAGAAGCGTCTGGGAACATTTCGTTTAGCTCTTTAAACGGGATTCTGTTTTTGTCTGCCTCACGAATTCTTTGTTTTTCTTCTTCAAAATAAGCAAATCCCGTCCCACTTGTTTCAAAAACAATGTCACGCGCTGCTTGAAACTGCTCCCCAAACGTAGCTGGCAAAAGTGGTGTGTCCGCATCTGGCACCGTACTTTCGCTTTCTACAATAGGGACTAAAGGAACCTGGTCAACCACTACCTAACACCCCTCAGTATCTCTGCGTTATTCTCAGACTCGTTCATCACATCTAAGAATGTTCTGGATATTTCGTTACCAAGCCTGTCTCTGACAATTTTTTTCTGCCCAGATGGTGTTGTGTAAACAAGGGTTATTTTACCCACAGACCTATCGACCTCCCATCTTGGAGCACCAGATGTTATTGCAGCAATTGCAAGCTTGTCTTTCTCCTGGTCAGACTTGCCTTTATCTTCTTGCTTTTCATTGAAGTTATTCACCCAGCCAATGTTTAATTTCTTTATGTTTTCTTCTTTTGAATAATATCCAACAAATGAGCCAACAATTCTTGGGTCAATCTGTTTGCCGTTTTGTGACTTTGGAACAAGCAGACTCGATCGCCCAGACGTTACGGGTTCAAAAGTCTCGCCAAGGATGTTTTTTACAGCTTCTTTGGCTATATCGTTTGCATTTCTATTGTTTTGGTCTAGTGCATGAATTCTTTTGGCCTCATTTAAAACCGGCTCAATCATTGATTCCTGAAGCTCTTTAATCTGTATTGAGTTTGTCATCTGCCTTGTCAACGGTGACGAATACGCTGAAACCGCTGTTTTAACTGCATTTGGAAGGTTTTTATCAAGCGATTCGTTCTTGTTCCTAGATGATTCTGAAAGGTCTTTGTTGTAGATATTGCCTAGAATCTTCTCTCTGGATGCATCACTACCAACCTTCGCAGCTAGCCAAAGATGTGAAAGGTCTTTTTCTTTTTTAACAATCTCGCCAAGCGCTTCATCAAAATAATCGCCATAATGGCTTCTCATCTGATTGAATGCAGCCACACCCTTTTCTGGATTGTTCTTAAGCGAGTTAAAAAGGTTTATGTACTGATCTCTTTGTTGGTTTGTGAGTACGCGCTGCGGGATACCAAGCTGCTTTTGCAGCCTAAGCGCTTCCTTCAAAAAAGAAGAGTTCTTCGCTGGTCCAGATCCGGACTGTTTTGACACTTCCATTAACTTTGCGTTGCTTCCAATAACATAAGCAAGACCGTCCGATGATCTTTGTTTTTTGATGTCATCTGCAATCTTTACCACGTCTTTTTGAAGCTCTGTCTTAACTCTGAATTGAAATGTTTTTCTTGATGCAAGATCAGTCTCACTACCGGACCTGACAACCGTATCTATTGATGCGCCCAATGTTTGATCTATGGCCTTTTGAATTGATTGCTGGTTTATGTTTACAGTGGGTGTGCCAGATAGCGACTTCACTATGTCGTATCTTGCAGCCGAAGAAGCAATTGCAATTTTGTATTCGTCACCAACCTCTGAATCAATTATTTTTGATTGCACAGCTAAATTAATTCTTGGAATCAAAACATCCGCGTCAGACCCCTTAAGCCCGTTTGTTGATATAAACTGGATGTTGTCTTCTACTTGCCTTCTCAGTCTTGCACTTTCATGCGACTTAACCCTTAGTTTTGCGCTCTGTGCCTTAATCAGATAGTCGCGTCTCTTTTCTGGTGATATGTATTTATCAAGCCCAGACCCAGGCTCAACATCCATCCCAGAAAAACCAACTTCAACTGGCTGCTCTACGGTTATTGTCCTATTACCCTTTTTGATCTCTTTTTCGTATATTTCCTGAGTGATATTTCCATCTGTAAGCGCTTGCTCTAGCGTTTTTTTAACCGACTCAGTTTTCTGTATCTGTGATCTTTTCTGGCTAGATGCTTGCCCAAGAAAAAAAGCCTCAATTTGTGCGCCATCATCTCTGACAAGCAGGCCATCCAAAAAGCCAGAAACTATCTGCTCAGAGCCCTTAAGCTTCAGTTCCTTTCTTGCCTCAACTGATAGCAACTTGTTTTGATCATCAACTGTTTTCTCAAACTCAGTAACATGTGTTTCAAGCGAGCCATAGTTTGGTATCTCAACAAGACTTGACGCCCTTCTGTTGTAGTCAAGAAGAATATTACCCTCAATTGCGCTTACTCGCTTTTGTGTTTCTTTTGAAAACGCACCGACAAGCTCGTTATCAAAAATGTTAGACGCCCTCTGAACATATAGTCTTCTAGCGTTTTCATTCGGGGCGTTTTGCTGGCCTCTTTTAAGCTTGTCGTTTATTAGTTTTTTTATTTTCTCAGAATAGCTTTCGTTTGGGTTTGAGAAATCAGTTTGGTTTTCTATCGCAAGCTTTTCTCTGTTGAATTCGTCAAAGTCATTAAGTGATTGCTTAGACGCAAAGTCTTTATCGGAAGACTCCTTGTAGTCATTCGCTATGCTGAACAATTCCTGTGAAACACCTACAGCCAGCCTTGTGCCAGCAATTGCGTCTGAGTCAAGACCAGATGGGACATTTGCCACTATTGGAGCGTCTGGTATTGATGGGGTATTTCTTTTAAATTCTGGTATTGTTGGCATTTTCCCCTCTTAGTATTGAAAAAAACTCCCAGTCTTTGGGTCTATTGTTTTAATAAATCCCGTACCAGTAGATATTCCAAGCCCAATCGCTTCAAACATTCCAGCCCTGGACTCTCTTCTTCCAAGCTCCTCGGTTATGTCTGCTCCGGCTCTGATTTGCTCACTTCTAAATTGTGCCGCAGAAGAAATTCGCTTTCTTTCGCGCATGGCAAGCTCTCTGGTTTTATTCAGTATCGCAAGCCTTGAGTTTAGATCCGTGCCAGATGTTGAAAATCTTACCCTCTGCTCGCCAGATACTATCCGCTCCTGCTCATCTACAAGTGCAAGCTCCTCAGCGAGCCGTCTGTCGTTCTCAACCGCTTGTAGGCGCATCAACTCAGCTTGTTTTGCTGCTGCGTCAGCCCTTGCGTTTGAACCCTCAATGGCAGAATAAACCCCGAAACCACCGGAAACCAAGCCACCAATTGCGCCAATTGCTGGTAACGCTGCCATTAGTTCAACCTCACCATAAGAAGGTACTCCTGTTTTTGTGGCCCATAATTATGAAGCACCGCTTCCATTTTGAACCCAAGAAGCCTAAGCCATCTATAACCCTGCACGAAAGATCCTAGCACGGTAGCCTGAATTCTGTGTAGATTGTGCTTTTTTTCGTAATCAGAAAGCACATTGCTGACGGCCTTGTGGAACGCAACTGGGTGCTTTAGAACCTCATCGCTTTGAAGTGTGAAAACCTCAGCAACACCATTGTGCAACTTTGCCGCACACAACACCGCTATGACCTTTTCGCCTAGCATGACGCTAAAAGCTTCGCAGTTTTCATTTTGTATGTTTTTTTTAAGACTTGGCATGAATTCTTTTTTATCGCCGAAAACATTCTTGGGCGCGATTTGATCAAGGTCGCCATCTTTGTATTTTTGAACGCTAACCATCGTGCGTTACCCCGCGCATGTAAATTGCCGCCACATTACATGGCAGCGGCAAGTCAGCCTTAACAACAACAAAGCCGTCCCTGTCCCACCCATTCGGAAACTCAAGCACCTTGTCACCACTGAACAAATCACCGTATGCGACATTGCTTATATCTGGAAGATCATACAAATCACCTATGTCACCGCTTTGCTGGAATCCAACAGGATATAGCCTGGTTTCATCTCTGCCATATTTAGCGTGTCCAGTTCTAATAAACCTGATTGCAACCCTATCTATCCTTTTGGGAGATCCCTGCGATGATCCTATTTGAGAGCCAGCTTCCGGTCTAACTGGCTCCAGATATCCCACATACGGAAGGCCAACTATGGCACGCTTAACCGCAACCGGCAGCGTAATATTTCCAGATCCATCAACAACAAATGTTCCAAGATATTTACCATGAGCAAGAACACCAACTGTTTCACCAATTAGATGCGAAAAGCCAGTTACCGTTGTGCTTGATACTTGGTTTACAATCTTTGAAGAGTCCAAATATACTGGGTTTTCGAATATGAACGTACTTGCATTAAATGTGTGTGTACCGAAAAACTGCCTACCCATTTTCTCTATGTAGTACTTTGTTGATCCATTGATGTGTCTTTTGATCACAGCGAAAACAACATCAAATCCACCCACAGTAGACGATGCGTTGATAAACGGCACAGAGCAAATTGATCTAACCTCGCCTGGGTATAGATTCCCAGAATCAGAGTTGCCGCCTATCTTGTGTGTTGCAAATGCAACAACGTTTAATTTTCTGTTATAAGTTAAGCTAATAAGCGTTCCGGCGCTATTTAGTGCCCAGATAATGTTTGAGTTGTCTGCCTCCTGATAGCAAAGGCGCTTGTATCCGGTCGCAGATATAATATTACCCTGGTGGTTTTTTATTGCGATATGATCAGAAAGATAATTAAGGTCAGAAACGTTGTATTTATCAGAGTCAAAGTCATAGACAACATCCAAAATTCTTTGTAGCGACCTATCTACAAGTATTGATGCTGAATCGGCCTGGAATCCCTGCACATAGCCAATGCCTTGGCCGCTTTGAGATTTCACAGTTTTTGCCGTAAATGTAATATTATCACCAGAAACTCCAGCTACAGCATGTGGCCCATACGACCCGCCAGCAAGTAGCGATCTCTCAGACACAAGAGCATTTATCTGCGTCGGCCTACCATCTGCCAGCACAACCTTTGTCGCCTCGTCTGCATCTGTTGACCCGTCAGCAGCCTCAAATACATAATGCAATGTTGAGTTAGACAGAAAAATTCTGTTCCCGTACAAGTTATTCCCACCGAATGCCGTTCTCTCTTCATGAAACGTAACCGTTCTTGGGAATCCGCCACCACTGAACTCGGTTAAGCCGAACGCAGGAAGCTCATACGAAGTCGTTGCTGCGGCAGTCGCAGTCCATGTAGAGCTAGATAAAACCGTTGCCGTTAATGTGTTTGGAGATCCCACATTAAAAGCCGTTACAAAACAGTGCAGATATTGTGCTGGGTTTGCTGGGTTTTGCAGCCTAATAATTCCGCCGATATATCCGGCCACAAAGAAATCTGCCGCGCCTGGAGTTAGTGTGATACTACCAGATAGTGCGCTCGGAGTTATTTGATAAGCAGCAGATGCGTTTACGTTAACATCCTGTCTTGGCACCGCTCTGTAATCTATTGTGAATGTAGATCCATTTATATTTAAAAGACTAAACGGGCTCGCATAAGAAAGAATGCCAAACGAGCTTGAGCTTGAGCCGTATTTCCAAATTATTTGTGGATAGTGGTCTTTGTGTGTGAGCCAAATCGCAGGACCACGCTGAGCATAATTTACTTCATGTATCTTGGATGCTGGGTAGCCGCTTGATACAGTGAGACTCCCGTGCGAAAATGTGGAGCTTATCGTATGCACAAATGACATCGTATTTACATCAAAAACTCTGATCTTTTGGTCCGTAAGCTCAAGCACATAAACTTCTGTGTCTGAAACAACAAACGGTATTAGCGCAGCATCTTCTGATCCGCTTCCATCAGTTTCCGCCGCATACTCGAAACCAGGCCTAAGACCAGCCGAGCCTGTGTGATAAATTATGAAGTTTTCCGCTTTTTTACATGCAGACTTGTAAAGCTCAAGATCCGTTCTGGCTTGTGCTTTCTCGCTTATTTCCCCAGCAATGAATGAGTTTTGAGCATAACTAAATTTTGCCATTTATTACCTGTGCGCATTTAACCATTCATCCACAATCCAGTCTTCTGGAGAACCCTCTTGGGCGTCCATGCTTCTGGCCTCTGAAAGCTGTGCCCTGTAAGCCGCGAGCATTGATTCCGCCATTGTCGTGCTATTCGTAATCGAATAACAAAGATCAACCGCGATTCTGCATGACAATGCTTCAACGAAAACTGGGTCATAATCACCAACATTCTCGTTTTTGTAAATGTATCTTATGTTTAACGGAGCGCCTTCATTACTTAGAATCTTTCTACCCTCAACCTTAAACCTTGAGTGTTCTTCTGTGTTCAAAACCTTAAGGCAATCTGTTGGGAGTTGGTATTCATAAGCCCACTCAAATACTGGCGTTGTGGCTAACTGCGGCAGAGCCGCTCTTTTGATTGCAAAGTTCCAAGGGTGTGCCCTGAGAACTTGGTCACGCAATAAAGCGTAACGCTCGTTACAGAGCACAGCCCTTGGAGAATCGTCCTCCAGCGATGTGATTCGCTCAGCTCCAATTTTAGTCAGTGCAGAGTTACAAATCTCAACCGCTGTAGTTGCCATTAGTCAACCGTGTACATGCAGCAGAACGAAATCGTTCCAGCAGCAGTTGTTGCGGCAGTGAGTGTAATAGAAATCTGGCATTCACCAGAGAACTCTTTACCCAATCCTGGCATATTTTCTTGGTCGCCTTGGTCAAGCGTGATCGCTGCGGCGTTGAGGTCAACCGAAGCAAAAAAAGCATCATCATCAGCGGCTTCAGCAGCGTCAGCAGATGCTTCATACCCAACCTTACAAGTACCAGTGGTTCCCAGGTCATTGGATTTTAACCAGTAACCAACAACCCTAGCACCCTTCGGAAGGTAACCCATTCTGATAACGTCGCCGTTACTGAGTGCTCCAGCAGCGGTGTATGTGTCGTAAGACACGCGTACACGACCGTGTTGCACACCAGCATCGACCTTATCGGGTGGGTTATTGACTAAACGACGAGTTGCATTTGATCCATATAATGTTGCCATTCGTCATTCTCCTTATTGTGCGCAGATAATTTCCACGACTTTGTCTTCTTCAACGCGCACTGCGCCGAGAGACATCATCATGTAAACGTAAGTCGCAAACGACTTGTCTGCACGTTCTTGAATTCGACCAACTGGGTCCATTCCGATCCCCAATGCAAGACCGTCTTGTGCCCATGCGATCATTGCTCTTGAACCAGCGGCAACACTACCACCACCAGAACCAACAGCACCGGTCGACGTATCGAAAGACGAACCAACAGCAAGCGACACAGGTAAACGCTCAAGTCGGAGGAATTTGAAGCCTAAGAAGGTATCAATTTCGCCCTGAACAAGTGCTTTTACGCTATTGTAGTCTGCCGATGTTACCTCAGTCGCGCTTAAAAGGCTTTCAAGTGCGCTTGAGTTGATTGCGATAAATCGTGGAATGCTTGGGTCCACGTCCGCAGAATCAAGCTCGCGTTTTGCGCGTCTTAATGCCTGGACGTTGAGGTTTGCTTGAGCACCAGCAGAAACAGAAACCAAACGCTGTGCGTTCGGGAATGTTACAGCAGTACCACCAGCTTCACCGGAGTAAGCGGTTCCAAGAGCCGCGTTGATAATAACATCGTCCATCGAACGTCCCATTGCCCACATTGCGGACATGGAATATTCGTTGGTCGGGTCATTGATCAGGCGGACTTTATCTTGCTGATCGACCAAATCACCCCATTCGTAGTCAGACAGACTGAGCATACGTCTTGAGTGAGGCGTATCAATCTGAGGACTATCAGAGTGGCGTGAAACACGCAGTTGAGCGGCAACTGCACCGATGCGGTCAATAAATGCGTTCTTGCCTCGGACCGATTCACTGCGTACAGCAGCTTTGAGGCGAGATCCCTTTTGCTGGCTGAGTGTGTATACGTTGTTTGTATACTGCTGGACCCGCCAGTCATCAATTTGAAATGACATTTTATCATCCCTTATTGACGTTTCGTTCTATCGGAATGGCCCCAAATGTCTCATTGGGATTCTCACCGAAACGCTATTGTTATTGTTTCGATCAGATTCCAAATGGAATTACCTGACGTGCCTAAAATTAAACTGACTTAATTGTAACCTTATCTGCGCCCCGCTGCAACGGCCATATGAAGCACTTCCATCTCCTGTACAGCGTCCTTATGTGCCGCAGAATCTTTATTAAAGTACGCATGGTTATGGTCACTCATGATGGCATTGATCTTTCTTTGGGCTTCCTGTGGTGTGGTTCCAAACTTACCGCCACCCTCACCTACAAGCTTATCTTCCCCAAAGCTTTCTGCCACCTTAGACATGAGCTTAATAAACGTGGGATGCTTCCCAAGACCCATCTCTTTAATTTCCTTAACCATAGACTCATCTGCAACCTTTTTAAGAGCTGCTGCTGCGGCAGCTGTCTTCTTCTCAAATGCAGCGCCCCATTCAGATTCAAGCGCTCCCATTTTCTTCTGCATTTCAGCCGCAGAGTTATCTTCTTGGGTTTTAACGGCAGATGTCACCTGAGCGTTGTACCAGTCCATAAGGCCCTGCGCCTGACGTGGCAACATACCTACCTTGTGGGCGGCCTCTTTGAATTGCTTCAAAAAGTTATCGTCCGTTTTAACACCGTCTGCGACCTTGAGTTCGTATTTGTCTGGAGATTCTGGCCGTCCGATCTGATTAAAAAATTGGTCGTACTCTGTGTCACCCCAGTTTTTTGATGGTTTCACAACCTTTTCTGCGCCAATCATTTTCTGTGCGGACACATAGCTTTTCGCGAGATTCTCAACCGTCTTAATCGCTTTCATCGACGGATCTTCATGCAAATCACCAGGCAAAGAGTTTTTCCAGACCTCATCACCCGTAAACTTAGGCGCGGCACCATTGCCAGCGCCCGTCCCATCACCAGTACCCGAAGAGGTTGTGGTTGTAGTAGTGGTAGTGGAACCTTCTGTAATATCACCTGTCCCCATAATACTTCTCCCTGTATTTTCGTTGTTCGTCCAATAGCTTCAAAACGTCGTCCGGTTTGAAGTCTAAAATTGCTAGTATTTGAAGAGCCAAACTACGCTCGCCCTCCATAAACGCCGCTTCGTGCGGATTCCCATTAAATGTGCTTTTAAAGATGTGCGCTCTCTCAAGGATGTCAGAAAGAACAAGTCGACCCTTGTCGGTTGTAAACACGTCGTAATAATCCGCGTGTCTCATCATCACTGTTTCTTTTTTTTCTTGCTTCAAAATCTTCCTTAAACTGAAGCTACCTGCGAAACAGCACTTGCAGCCGTATCAGCTACATCGGCCTCTGCCTGTTGCCTTTGTTGCTCTGCAAGCTCTTGCTGTGCTTCCGCCCTAGATTGTCTAATTTCATTAACACGGTCAAGACTATTTAATATTTCCTGCGGGGCACCAAAGCTCTTTGCCACATAACGCAGAGCTTCGTCGCCATTCAGGTTGTCTCTCACCGCTGGGTCGGCTTGTATAAATGGCGCGGCCACCTCTAGTGTTCTTGTAATATTCTGAATCTCAGAAACTCTCTGAGCCTTAGCGACCATTGAAGAATAGCGAACGTCTACCTTCTTCCCACTTAATACTTCTGGGATTGGTGGTAGTGCGTTCGCTCTTAGGTGCATCGCAAACGTCCTGTCTATGAGCACGCGCAGTAATTCGTTGTTTTGTCGTCCAGTCATTGGGCCAAGAAGTCTTAAATTTTCTTCAGAGCGCTGCAACACTTCTGTCGCTGTCATTTCTGGCCTGTTTTCAATAAGCTTTAATTGGTCCACGAAAAACGCTTGTTTAATACGCATTCTAACGTCTTCCATGACCTGTTGACCGAAGTCGATTCTCGCGTCGTTAGCAAATGGTTCAATCCTATCGGCAGATCCAGCTCTGTAATAGTTCACACCACCAGGAGTTAGCTTCACAGGAAGCACAAACCCATCATCTGGTAACATAATTGGTGGATCTACAATTTTTTGCGCGCTCTTTAGTGTAACCTTCATCATTTCATTCACCATTCGCACATCTGGTAGCGCAGTCATTGCTGGCGATCTTCCGTATGTCTCACCAGAAACCTTTGACCACCTTGGCACTGCAAATGGGAATTCCTTAAAACCACTTTCGCTTAATTCTTTGCCCTTTTCTTTTAGTATGTAACAAGATCCAACTGGGTAATCTTTGGGGTTTAGACTTTTGTCGTTGTATTCACTTCTCGGATATACAGCGTGGCAAATTTTATGGTCTTCATCTCTTTTTGCTTCCAGAAAGCGCTTACATTCAGCATCAATTGCATCAGAATCACCGAATTTCTCTAAAATCTGCTTACCGGTCATATCAAACTCTCGGTAAACAGTGTCAACTAGACCGCGTGCATTCTCTTCGATGAAGAATTCTTTAATTGGGATGGCTTTAAACCTGACAAGAAGTTCTTCGTCCTCTTCCATGAACAAGCAAGCGGTCCCAAAAATCACCATGTCTAAATAAATTTCGTGTATTTGCTCTTGGAAGTTTGACTGGTTAAAAGTCTCATGCATTTTAACCCTTGTTTTATCCATCCAAATACGCACGTCATCGCGTTTATCTAGTTCTGGCTCTCCAGTGGTAAGCTCAAACCATAAAAGATTCGGGCTTGTAAGCATTCCATGTAACGCACCACCCAAAAGCTCCGCTGCGTGCATTCCTGTTGAATCAAAAAGATGTGAAAATTTTCTTGTTCCTGGAAAATCTACGCGCCAGATATTGTTTTTATTCGGGATGTAATAATCAGCGAGTGTCTGCCAGTGGTCTTCCCAGATGGCTCGCTTACCACGCATTTTATCAAAGCGTTCTAATATCTTTTTAACTTTTTCTTTTTGTTCAGCCATGAATTATCCAGTCAAATCAATCTGACCACCGCTAGCTTGCCCAATTGTCGCAAGCAAATCAATCGAGCTTCTTCCTGGTCTTCCCTGAGATTGCTTAAGCGCTTCCTCGCGTTGCTTTAAAAATTCTTCTAGGTTTTTTTTGTCTTCTTCCCTTTTTTTAGCCATTGCGCGCTCTTGGCGTCTGGAAGCCATTTGTCTTTGAGCGTGGTCTAATGCGGCCTCAGATGTCCCAGCTTCTCCAACAAAAAGCTCCCCAGTCTCGGGGTCAGTAATTTTCCATGTGGTCATTGAACTCATTTTATTTCCCCTATAAACTAAATAGATTGTACTCTGTCTCCGCTTCCCTTGGAAGTTGTTTGTTTTTGGACATGAACGTGTCCCTATAATTCATTGCAAACACCCTGAATGCATCGCTCCCATGCGACGCAAAGTTATGTAAGGGTTTGTTTTTAAAACAGGACATCTTATCATCCCATTCGCGCATATAATTTCTTAGTGCATCAAGCCCCTTTTTGGTTTTTTGGGCATCGAAGTAACACATAGGGAGCACCTGTCTAACGGCGTTAATTCCGTCCTCAATACTCTGGCGTGCAACCACTCTTGTGGGCTTAATTCCCAGGGATCGAAACGTCTCTTCGCGGGTTTTCCCTGTCCCAAGCTCCCTGGCCTTTGCATCCCAAGGGAGGACGTGCTCTCCATAATTATAAGGTTTTTCGCTAAGTAGTATTTTCGCATATTGAGGAATTCCCTTCCCTGAGTCTTCCAGATAATCAATTACCCTCTTTTCGTTCCCACAAAATTGCACAAACCAAATCGCAGTCGTGTCGTCTATCCCGAGATCCCAATAAGTATTCACCGTGAGCGCAGGATCATACGGAAGTGGTAAAATGTGACCAGTCTTTTCAAGTTCTATAATCTGCTTTGCGTAATACGCACCCACCATTCCAGAATTGAAGCTGCACTCGAACTCCTGATTGTAGGTGTCTTCATCAAGCTCTTTTTTAAGCGCCCTAAGCTCGTCTGGGTCTATCACACCGGTTTCGGAAGCCCTGTAGATTACCGCAAACCAGTCTGGGTCATTTTTTGCGTACTCAAACAACTCGAAAAAGTGGTTACGGCCTTTCGGAGTCCCAATAAAAATTGCGAATCCCTTTCTGTCCGCAAGCGCTGGCCGAATAATCTCACTGAACACACTTGGCATCATTTGCGCGTATTCGTCCAAGATTCCGCCGTCCAAATAAAGACCCCTGAGTGCGTCTGGATTTTCCGCGCCAAGGAGCATAATTCTCACCTTGTCGTTTGCTCTCGGGATGTCTACACGAAGCTCTGCTTCATTCACTACAACACCAGGAATATTTTTTGTGTAATGTTTCAAATACTCCCAAGCAATACGCTTCACCTGCCCATAAAATGGAGCGATGTATGCATACTGTGGATTGTGAAGCGGATTCCTCAACCCCTTGTCTACAAGGTGGTTAATACAGAAAACCGTTTTCCCAATTCGTCGATGCGCAACAATTACGCTGAATCGTTTGACGACTCTGTGGAGATGTTCTTGTAGCTTTCTGGGGCGATATCCTGTGTCGATGACGACGTTTGATGACATTCTTCAGAATGTTCACTTGTCTTAACAGAAACGTCAACCTCAGGCTGTGGAACGCCTGTCTGAATCACGATATTCACCTGTGGCGGGCCGCTATTCTTTGTTGATGCGCCGTATAACGATGGAGCCTGTTTCTCTGCGAGCCACTGGTTTGCATTAATCTTCACCTTGTTCACAACCGCATCTTTTTTGGTCTTCGTGTTCTTTGCGATCTCTCTCACCTCATCTGCAATATACTCGGCGGCCTGTTCCTTCGCCTTCTTAACCTCTGCGTCAAAGTCTGGATACATCCTGCGCCACATGTAAATAACAGCTCTCGGAGGCATCCCCTTCTCCTTGCAAATCTCAAGAAGAGTCTTGCCTTCAATTAATTTCTTCAAAACCTGGTTGCACGTCACCACAGAAAACGGCCACACAAGACGCGGCAATGAATCTGGGTTCGTCCCCTTTGGTGCCCAAATCAGCCTGTCTTCCGTGTCCTGTATCCAGTGATACGACTTCGCTGGGAAGTCATTCGGGTTTGCCTTATCTGGAATGTGTTCATGTATTTGCGTAGGCTTTGTCTCTCCGGTTCTTCTCGTGACAGCCTTGTGTCCCTCTGTGCCTACAATTTTATTTGTCACTGGGTCATACCACTCCACTTGGCCGTTTATGTTAATTCTTTGCTTGAGTCCGTCTGACATTTTTTCTCTCCAATTTTTTATTCAACCAAAATATCTTCATCTTTTCGCTACATGCTGGGAAAAATTCTTTAATCATCGAAACGCACAATATAGACCATTCTTCACATAATTTTTCTGCGCGGCCAAAGTCCCCCATAGCGATAGCCTGATTAAAATTAAAGAAAAAGTCTTTCTCGGCGTTGGTCCAGCCCTTCCCGTTATCGTCGCACCAAGATATCAGCGAAGGTAAAAGTTCATCTGGAATATTGTTTTCTATTGTCTGCATCGCTTTTCTTAGGCTCATACTTAAAACTTCCATACTGCTCATATTTGACTCCATTTTTAACCCTCATTAAAACAATTCTATCTCTTGTGTCGCCAGATCTTCTAAGCTTAACAAATTTTAACTCCCTAAATGATTGGTTTATAGTTCCAGAACTATTATCAATCATCTCCTGTGTTGGCTCGTTGAATAAAATTACATTGTCACTTAGTTGTGTGATCGCAAGCGATCCATAAATATCATACTCTGTCTCAATTCTGGTTGACTCTGCACCCCTGTCCCCCTTTTTGGGGTGAGCAACCAGGAAGATGTGTATTGGCGTTTGTCTCACAAAAAGAGCCAGCGCTTTCATCGCCTTTCTCATCTCCTGTATATTGTCCCTGTCATTCCCCTCTGTGCAAAAAAAGTTCAGGTTATCTATAATAGCAACCTTTATCCCGTGATTTAAATAAGCAGAAGCAAGCGAGTGCGTGAGTAGCTCAACTGGAAATTCTCCATTCATATTAAGAAAATACATACAATCGCCAACAACTTGATTGATGCCTGCTGGAAATTTTCTATTTAATTCATCTGGGTTAATTGCAAGACCCTTGTTCCAGTTTTCGCCAATATGCGACGATATAAGCCTCCTTACAAAGTCCTCTCTCCCGTTCTCAATTGAGGCTATGTATTGTGGAACAGAAAGCATTCTTAATCTTTCAGCTATATAAACCATGAACTGAGTCTTACCCCTACCGCTGGCTCCACAGACTATGGTTATTTCATGCGGCCTTATGCCGCACATGATGTTGTCTATTGGCGACAAACCACCTGTCTTTTCGTCCCTTAAATAAATTGGGTCAGGCGGAGAAAGTATAGACCTCTGCACTTCGAGCAAAAATTCTGGCGCATCAGAGTAATATGGCTCAAGGCCAGGTATAACATAATCTTGCGTTGGCTTTGCTGTGTTGAGTTCACTTAACTCAAGCCTAATGGCCTCAGCATAGGTCAATTTTGATTGCTGCACTTTTCGCCCTTGGTAAATAATAACCCTCTAGGATCTTACAAATGACCTCTGGATTGCATATCCAGTCTATTGTGCCCTTCCACCCAAATTTGTTGCTCCCAGAGCAAAAAGCCGTATTTGCGGCGGTCTGGACAGCTTTTATAAAGGTTTGTTCATCGACGCCAAATGCAAGCATTGCCTTAATTTTATCTACGCGCTTTTGGTGTAATCCAGAGCATTTGGTCATTTCCCCGCAATTCTCGTTCCATAGACGTACAACGTCCCTAACTCTATGCATTTTTACTCCTTTTAATTTTGTTGCCAGAAACGGCCTGAACGGCTAGAACGGTCCCTGGTACTTTTAAGCAAGCCCAAGTTAATCAACGGCTCACTAGAAATCAAATCTGGTGGGCCGTTCGACCATAAAGACCAATAAAATCAAAACAAGCCACTGCGTTAGACTCTTGGCAAAAAAACCCCCCCAGACCCCCCCGTTGCATTATGATGCGATGAGTCTTGGTTTCTGTGCACTAGAATTTAGGTGGATACACGCCCCCCTGCCGTGGTGCGGTCTCTCATGTCGTACTTCTTACGAAGTACTCGTTGTCATCTCGGTTTGTGTTTTTGATCCCTTAGAACCGAACAAGCGCCCCGTAGGTGGCGCGCATGTGAGGTGACAGAGGACCACGTAGTGGGACAGAGGAGGTTGATTCTACCGAAGTTCCCCTTCGGGACCCCACCGGTCACCCCCTTTTGGTGTCTTAAATGCATTTTACAAATTTGCTCTAGTTTTTGTCAATAAAAAAATATCCCCAAGCAAAGCTTGGGTCCTCTGTCCGCTTTCAGCGTCCTCTGTCCCTCGCCTTTATCCGTGCACAAGGGCACGGAAGGCTCGGTCTTCGTTTTTATAAAAACCGAGATGCATAAGGCTCAACTTATAGCCTCTCGATACTGGTTGCTCTGAAATCGGGGAAGCTTCCAAGGAAAACGGCCACGGTCTAAGTAGGTGACCATATTGGTTGCTAGGACGAAGTTTGCACCAAATTTTTATTTTTGGTGTTTTTTTCGATGAACGCACCGCGTTATTTGATTTGATTACTATTCATCTCTCCTATATCGCTTCCCATATCGCATATATCCAATGTTAAAAGTGTTCAGATTTCTTAACAATTATGTGTTTTTAACATGTCGCAATTTGCAACACTGCGTAATTTATGCAACCAAATTAGTCAGGCCGAAATCCCAAAATTTATGCCCGGTGTGAGAGGGGAACCAATCCCCCCCGCGCGCGCCCGAATCCCGGTGGTACGGGTGTCTTTTTTAGGCCTAAAGCATGCTTAAGTTGTTGATATCGTGTACGATGTTGGTCATAAGAAAAACTAATAAGGAATGCGTGTCATATAAGAAAAGCTTATGACATAGGTAATTCTGGGGCTTGAGTGATTGGGTGAAGATGAGAATGATTCTCATCATTCTACACTTTACTCAACTATGCACTGACTAGAATGGTATGGAATAAATACATGGTGTGACAATTTTCGACATGCGAGGCCTTAACAATTTCGAGATGAGCTGGCATGCGACATGCATGATACGCCGCGCAAGTAATGAATGAACGCATTAAACAGAAAGGGAACATAAAATGCAAAACGCATCATCATACACGGACGCGCAACGCACGCACGATCCACTGAAGAGGCAAACGGTTTACGACATAGTGACGAAGACGATCACGGAACTGCTAGAGCAAGACATAGTGCCTTGGCAAGATCCTATCATCACAAGGACATTAAACAAGAATCGTAACCTGATATCAGACAGGCCATACAGCGGAATGAATGCGTTGATCACAATGGCGGCGCAGTTAAGGTATGGGTATACGGCGAGTCATTGGATGACGCTGAACCAAGCGAAGACGATAGGCGCGGAATTAAAAGAAAATGAACAGAAAAACGGTACGCCGATAATATTCTACAATTTCACGAAAAAATTAACGAAGAATGAAGTGACAGGAGAGACTGAAGAGGAGTCAAAGGCCTTTGCGCGGTTTTTCACGATCTACAATGTCGAGCAATTTTCAAATATACCGAAGGTGATTGAGATTAGTCAGAGTAAACAAAGCAACAACCAAGGTAATCCTTTCGAAGCGATAGACCGAGCGCAAGCGGTTATTGATAACATGAAAAACAGGCCATCGATTGTCATACAAGGTAATAGCGCGTATTACATGCCAAGACGTGACCTTATCAACATGCCAAAGCCTACGAGCTTCAGGTCACCGGAAGCGTATTATGCGACATTTTTTCATGAGCTAATACATAGCACTGGGAGTGAGTCGAGACTGAAGCGTAAGGAGGTGACTGATCCGATTTTATTTGGTAGTCACAACTACAGTAAGGAAGAGTTGACAGCGGAACTAGGTGCGGCGTTTTTGTGCGCGCATTCAAATATATTTGATAGTACGAAGGTAAACAATGCTGCGTATATCAAGACATGGCTTAGGACGCTTAAGAATGATCCTAAGATGCTGGTACAAGCAGCGGCAAAGGCACAAAAAGCGGCTGATTACATATTGAATAGGAGTGAAAAATGATAGCAAACATTATTTATAGCGATTTTATAGGCTTGATTCAAAAAGAATTAGGTTATGAAGAGATGAGCGACGTGGTCATTGCGGAACTACCTCATATTGGTGAGGTAATGTGGGAATTCAAAATGAAGGAAGAAAGGTACAAGGCGTTTTTCGACTTTAAAACAAGGAAACTAAAAGCGCTTTTAAAGATAGAGTGGTTGCAAAAATGAAGACAGTGAAAATGAAGCTTTTAGAGAGTCAGTTTCACATTGGGCATTGTCAATTGACGTATGCAACTTGGAATGACGATGGTGAAAGGCTTGTTTACTGTTTACAGAATAATTATGGCGACAAAGTGAAGCTCTTAAGATGCACGCAAGACGGTGAGCCAAGCCATGATGTGAGCTTTACTAAGGTCAAGGCAGTATTCGAGCGTCCGAAAATAAGTGAGCATGATTCGGAATATGCAGCGCATCTGAAAAGAATTTGTAATCGCTGGATTGATGATCACGAAGTAGTGGAATAATTACACTCACTGCCAAAATTTGTCCGTTCGCCGTCATTATACAAGCGATTACAGGCATGGGCTTTGCAGAGTATACAATACAAACCAAAAAGGAGTGAATTATGGGCATTGATATTTACATGAGATGGAATGGGCAAACAAAACAGGAGCGAGAAGCACAGTTTAAAGGCTTTGATACCACGATAGGCGACGCTGGGTATTTGAGAGAGGCATATCATGGTGGACCTTATGCGACTGAGGTTTTGGTTAAGGAATGCTTTGAGGATGAATCATGTACTCAGAGAATTCCAGCAGCTACATTAAGGGATCGGCTTCCTGAAACTATTGAGACGGTAAAGATTCGTGCAAAAAAAGTGTATGACAAAACACTTGATGATTCATCCCCTCAAGTAAAGTCATTTGAGGCTTTTGTTTCGCTTGCTGAAAAGAAGGAAGCTGAATTGGGCGAGCCGGTTGAGATACATGCGTCTTATTGATTAAGGATTTAAAAATGAGTTTATTTCACGAGTTTTTAATCGTTTTATTTGTCTGTGTTTTGCTTGGTAGATATTTTGATAGGTGGGTTTACTGATGATTAAGTCACCGAGTAAATATATTCCGCTCAAAAAATTAAAAGAGATACAGCTAGACCACAATTTGTCGAGTGAATATGAGTATGACGAGCTTGAGCTTCGTGACGCGGTTGCGAGAAAGTACGATAGGCTCATTGATTCGGGGCTTGAAACTGAGTTTTCAATTGACTTTGTGGAGCAAGATCGCTTTAACTTTTTTCACGCATTCGACAAGCAATTACAAATGGGGGCATGAATGAATCACAAGGACATTGTGACGGAAATGAACGCAGACGACGGTAGGCGCTACCGGATTACAAAGGAGTACGATAGCGCTGATATTCCGTTTTATAGGCTATACAGAGGCTCAATTCGCCATGACTTTACTGTGCTCGGTGATTTTATTACAGTGACAGAGGCAATTGATGCGGCCACGAAAATCAACGGCGGCGAAATCGGGAATGCTAAGAAGGATTAACAATGTTAGTAAAATTTATTATTGAATACATCATCATCGCAAGCATAACGATAGCGGCACTGACATTTTGGGTGATGCAAAATGGATGAGCCTGGTTATTCGGATCACGACATGGAGCTACTTTGGGCGCTCTACAAGAATGAGTGTGAAGCGGACGGCTTGGAGCCGCTTGAGAGTGGTTTTTCTGCCTTTATTGAAAGGTATGAAGACCGAATGAGAGACAAGAAATTAGGGGGAGAGTATGAAGGACAGACAGATTGATTGGTATAGGCGAGTTAAGGGACCGATATTTAAGAATTCAAAAACCGCATACAACCTAACAATGGTGCCAGATCCAGAGAATGAGGGGCGGTTTTACTTTGTTCACAAGAATGGCGAAGTAGTTAATGTGTATGACGCTAGGTTTGTGTACACGACGGATGACATATTAGACGCGCGAGCGTTTGTGTACAGGGACGAATCAGTTCCCTTTGTGGGCAGAAAAAAGGAGCAAAACAGTGGCAACGAGTGAAATTAGGAGTCAATTACTTCCGTTTTTGATGAAAAATGGGCTTATTTCAAGTGAAATTACGGACACCAGAAATGGGATTCGTTACTCGGCTGAGTGGATTATGATTTGCAAGGATAATGGCTGGCCTGTACCGCTCGAGCTTCTGGATGCGATTGACCGCTGTGAAGTGGGCAAAAATTATGAAGGGCTTTATCACAGAATGCCTGGCGGTAGTGAGCAGGCTGCGGCTGATGATTACATACCGCTTGCCGTGGTGAGCGAGCGGCATGCGAAGTCTATAATGCTTCATGGTCAGAAAAATAGGTGGGTTTTTAATAACGAGTCGCCGAATAAATTTAGGTGGAAGGCTTGGTTTGGTAGGTTTCCTGGATTCGTTGCGCACATTTACAATTGCGCAGGCAAGACCCCTAACTTGGGTTATAGGTTGTTATGGTGCCTTTCAATTTTCTGGGCCGCTCTTTTTACGAGACGAAACGACCCTGACGGATGGATGCTGAGCGCGCATCTTATTCGTGGGATTAAAAATGCGCGTCCAAGCGAGCTTGAGATCACTGTGTCTAAGTTTTGGTTTAAACGGATGTATAAAAAACTAGGCGAAAATGGCTTAAAAACAGTGCTTTTAGAGTATTATTGCGACAATCCAGTGCACCCGACAGCTAAGTTTTGGAAGTGGCCGCGATGATTGATGAACAAAAAATAAATGAAATGTGGGTGATCACTCGCATCGAGCGAAATAGATACGGAAGGCTTGTGCAGTATCCCGTGCCAGTGGACATCAGGGAGCTTGATTCAAAATTGAGAGACAAGCTTCTTGAGATACATGGGAGGGCTTGGAATGAGAACGGTAAAACAACTCCAAAAGAAGGGCTCAGCAATGAAGAAAGTGATTTGTAAAATCAGTGACGACGAAGTGATTAGCGATATCAATAGACAAATGGATATGCACATAAATTCAGCTATGGCTAGGCTTGATATGTTTCGTATTCAGGCAAGAAAGATTGAAAAGGAAACAAACGAGTTGAAAGAATTATTGTGGAAAAAACTAGAGGATTACCTTGAATCTAAAAACATGCTGCCAAGTGATTACAGGCAAAAGGAGTACAATTTAAACTTAGACAATGACCTTGGGCTTTTGATTATCAATGATAAAGAGGAAGACCAACTCGCTGCTATTTTGAAGAAAATTATTAAGTAGATGAATCGCCGTGGTTTTTTAAAGTCCCTAGCCAGCGCTTTTGTTGCGGTCCCAGCTCTGGTTTTAATTTCTGAGCTTCGTGTTTTTAAGCCAGAAAAGATAACGTATGCGGGCCAGGACGGTAGTCTTTTTTTGGACGGTGAGGTTGTTTTGACTAGGGACATGTACTTTGAGTCATTGACACTTGGACCTAACGCAAAAATAAAAACCATGGGTTACACGGTTCAAGCGAGAGAGTGGTTGGAGATATTATGATGAAAGCATACAAAGCATTTGAGGGTGACTGGACGTGCAGGGGATTTCAATTCGAAGTCGGGCGCGAATATGTTTTCGAAGGTGATTTAAAGCTTTGCGAGCGCGGGTTTCATGCCTGTGAAAAGCTAACTGATGTTTTCGAATACTACCCGCTTGTGCAGTGGACGAAAGTCGCAGAAGTCGAACTTTCAGAGGTTTCTAGTGAAAGGCAGAGTGATTCAAAATTAGTTGCTCGGAAAATAAAAATCGTTAAGCAACTCACTTGGCTTGAGACGCTTGAAATTTTAAAAGCCGAAGCGGTGAACGGGTCTAACGGCGTGAACGGGTCTAACGGCGTGAGCTGGTCTGACGGCGTGAGCTGGTCTGACGGCGTGAACGGGTCTAACGGCGTGAACGGGTCTAACGGCGTGAGCTGGTCTGACGGCGTGAACAGGTCTAACTGCGTGAACGAGTCTTACGGCGTGAACAGGTCTGACGGCGTGAACGGGTCTAACGGCGTGAACTGGTCTAACGGCGTGAACAGGTCTAGCGGCGTGAACAGGTCTTACGGCGTGAACGGGTCTAACGGCGTGAGCTGGTCTAGCGGCGTGAACGAGTCTTACGGCGTGAACTGGTCTAGCGGCGTGAACGAGTCTTACGGCGTGAACTGGTCTAACGGCGTGAGCTGGTCTAGCGGCGTGAACGAGTCTTACGGCGTGAACAGGTCTAGCGGTGTGAACTGGTCTGACGGCGTGAACGTGTCTTACGGCGTATCAAATTGTTTTGGGGTTCACAAAAATCTTTTCACAGCGAACGTAAAGAGCCCGCCAAGACTCTTTAAAACTGAGGTATCAGAAGACCGATTCGACTTGGTAATGAGTGATTTGAAAAGAAAACTTAACGGATGGTCCCCGCAATTTAATAACCTTAAAGCACTTTATCTAAAACACGGTGGCGAGTGGAAAAGTACGCCAGTTAATTTAGCGAAGGAAATTCAAAAAGAGGAAGCGTGGAAAGACATGCCGAAAGAAGCAATTGAGTATCTCAGGAGTTTACCTGAATGGGACGCAGATACTTTTTTTGAAATAACTGGGATGAGAGTTGAACGATCTCCGAGAGTGAGAGGATTGGGAAAAAATGAAAACGATCGTAGTTAAAACGCAAGCGGAACTAGATGCGCTACCAGATAAGTTTGATGAGTACACAGTAATAGAGATTAGATCAAACGCAGATGTCACGATCAGTGTGACTAAGGCGTATAGATCGAGCCGCGTTGTGGCGTGGGAATCGAGCAGCGTTGAGGCGTGGGAATCGAGCCGCGTTGTGGCGTATGGATCGAGCCGCGTTGTGGCGTATGGATCGAGCAGCGTTGAGGCGCGGGAATCGAGCCGCGTTGTGGCGCGGGAATCGAGCCGCGTTGAGGCGTGGGAATCGAGCCGCGTTGAGGCGCGGGAATCGAGCCGCGTTGTGGCGTATGGATCGAGCCGCGTTGTGGCGTATGGATCGAGCAGCGTTGAGGCGCGGGAATCGAGCCG